TTAATCATGATTTCCTCAGAACCAATAACCTCAATAATCAATTCAAAATACCTGCTGAACCAATCATCAACATTAACCTCAACATATGCGACATCATCAAAAGTTAAATCCTCAGCATTATACCTGAAAGTAAGATAATGTAACTTACGATTAATGATAACATATTCCATGAAAGGTAAATTAACATAACCTGTAATTTCATCATCAAAGTTTCGGCAGATTAACATTCCGGTAGGTTGATCATCTATTTTTCTCATTTCAATTTTCATTTATTCCACCAACATTTTTTTAATTTTTAATAACCCCTTCTTTTTCCATTTCCTGAAACAACCAATCACGATATTTTTGAGGTGTTAAACCTTTATTTTTGAATGAATACTTAATTAATTCATTATCAGGTTTAACAATTAAAAAATCATATACTTTATCCGCATCTTTTTTATCAGCATAAGTTCCGAAGGAATAGTTGCTATTATTAATCCTCTTATAAACAGTATATTTTCCATTATATAGGTAAATATGTAATTTTGCAGTTACTTTTGAGTTTGAGTATTCAATACCAAATTTATTATATAATTCTTGTTTATATTTACTGGCAACTACATTTGAATTGTTTTTAGATAATTCAAATAACTTCTCATACTCTCCACCCGAATAAGCAAGTAACTTATCCTCAACCTCATCAATATGCTCAGGTGAATGACTGGAAAAATCTAAATCATCAAAATATAATCGTATACCATTTCTTTGTTTTACTCTTTTAAAATTATCCTTAGGATTAACAGTTTCCTCAAAAGGAGTATGCATAAGTTCCGGTTCGTCCAAATCAATAGTTAAATAACCTTTATCAATCATCAAATTTTCAAGAAACTCATTAATAATGAGAGTTAAGGAACGAGGATTATCCTCGTCCATCTCATATTTATCCAAAGCATCAACAGTTTCCTCATTGATTCTAAAAGTGTATTCTTTTAATCTCATTCCAATCATGCCCTTGTTTATATGCTTCAAATGCCATATTCATTACATTAACATACCAATGATAATATAATGGAGTATATCCGTAACCTTTTTCATTATTCCTTCTTTTTAAATCATGGAATAATCCACTATCTGTTTCTTTTGATGTATTCACATAATGATATAACTTAGGTAAAAATTCACCAAAAGTTTCCAAATCGGTTTGTGGAGATATATTCATATACAAAAATACACTGTAAAATTGAGTTATATTCAAAGTTGATTCAGATTTCACTAAAATTTTATTTAATGAGTCCAAAGTCTTTTTAACTTGTGTTACCCAACTTTTAGTTAATGGAACTACACGATATAATTCTAATTCTTTTAAAAGTTGATTATTATTATAACAAGTAACTTCCTTGCTGTATTTTTCATAATCTCTAATAAACAAGCACATTCTGGACAAATAAGTATATTCATTATATCTGCGTTTTCCGTTAATGTAATCCCAGATGTTATGTTTTTTCAATGGTTCTAATGTTTTCATTAATGGACTTCCTTGCATTGCATGGATTCTTTCACCAATTTCTACATTAACACCGCTGCTGTTTCTTCTGATAAAGTAAGTGATTGCTTCCTCATCAGACATGTTTTCTAAGATGTCCACAGATATTTTTACACCCATTAATGCACCGTAAATAATAGGTTCGTCTTTCTTTAAATCGCTGCAAGTTTTACCTGTAAGTTCAGGATTATATACTCCGTTGATTTTGAAAGCATCATCATTTACAAATGGTGCAATTGCGGTTAATACTCTTTGTTTACCATCGACAAGTTCGTAATCGTCATTGCCAAGTTTCCTTACTGTAATTGGTGGGACATTTTCACCACCAAATCCTATGATGGTTTCCATTAGTTCTTTTTTGATTGGTAATGTCCAGATTTCTCCTCTTTGATATGGTGCATCATGTAATTTTCCTTGTTTGACCAGTAGACTTATGTGTTGTATTGTCCATTGGCCTTGTGTTTTATGCACGGTTGAGTTCATTTGTCCTGCTATTCTTATTTGCATTTCGTCATGAGTTTCGATATGTTTTTCTTTGTTTTTTTTACGACTTTTTTTTGACATGTTATTGTCAGCTCCATAATTTTATTCATACTATTAATAAAATAATATGATAAGTATATTTATGTTTTAATAATATATAAAAGTATATGTTAAAGTATACTATAAATATTAAAAAAAAATAAAATAAACGGTAACACACCCCCTCACAATACAATAAATATGTAAATACTGTAAATACATATTTACAATAATACACAACACACACTATAAAGAAAAAAAAATAAGACCAGGAAAAAAATATAATTTTTTCATGATCTACAAAACAACACGCTTAGACTTCCAACACTCACCACCAAACCACAACTCAACAAAATCACCTTTACCATACTGCAATGAATGACTTGTCAAAATTTTCATTTTAACCGGATACTTCTTAACGACCTTGACCTTCTTAGTAACAACTTTTTTAATCCTGTAATTGTCTGAATCAAACTCATCAACAATATCCCAACCATCATAATATTGATTATCCCAATATTCCCATGATGGCACAATATCATACTGGGTAATTTTCTTATTCTTATAATAAGACACAGTCTTATACTTACCAGTTTTAACAGTAATTGATTTGGTTTTATGTTGTTTTTTAGCAGTTTTTAATTTTTTATATTGTTTGTTGGAAATTTTACCTTTATATTTTCCGTACTTGAATGTCTTTGATGCAGCTACATCACCAGCACCAACAATCATACCAACACAGAAAATAAAAAGAATGATTAAAATAACAGACTTGTTATTCATAAAACTAAATCTGTTATATCATCTATTAAATATTTACTATGCCTTTCAAAACCATCACTAACATGATACTGCAAATATAGATAGAACAAGTCATTTTGCAAGACTAAACAAATCTGAAACACATTACTAATCTCATCATTATTCACAGTAACCGTAACATCATCACAGGAATAAGTTATAGACTCCTGCTCATACAATGCAGATTTAATATTCATGACATGACGATTATCACTAAGACTAACCTCTAAAACTTTAATAACACCAATCAAATTCATAACTAAACTACCTATTTACATTAACCATAAACCATGATGGATTAGTCGCAAGTAACTTACCATTACTGCACCAGATTTCAGTCAATGCCTTACCATTCGCAGACACAACACACGCAGGGTCACGACGAATCCACTTACCACCAGTATGTTTAGCATGTCTTAACTTTAATCTGACATGACCCTCACCACTTGACTGACATCTGACATGCTCAACAATAACATCATAACCCAACGCTTTTGCAATATGCCAGAACAAATGACATGCATCTGTACAGTTTGGTTTTTGACCACCATTTTTCAGATGGTCGATTGTTTGTTTGTTGCTGAGGAAGTCATTAAAGTAATGACCATATCCACGGTCTTTGACTTTGCCAAATGCCTCATCGATGGTTTTTACTACACCAAAGACTTTTACAAAATATTTAAATACAGTGTCATTTGATTGTATTGGACTTGCAGTATTCTTTTTGATTATTCCACTATTGAATTTGCAGGTATTTGGTAAACGATTATTTTTATCACTGAACAATATTATCCTACTGAATGCATCAACTAATACTAATGGGTGAATTTTTGTATTTTTGAATAATGCATAATTCGGTGCTCTTGATTCCTTGTTTATGAATGAATTTGTAGTTTTACATATGGTAATGTAATTTTCCTTTTTAATGTCGGTGTTGATTTTGTCACCGGTTGGTGCTGGTGCATTGCTGATTGTTTTATTTGTAACTTTTGATTTATTATTTACAATGGCATCTGCAAAGATGCTGATTAATTTACCATAATTGTATTTTACATTATCGACTTTTACACTTGCCGGTACATTCTTATTTTTGGTTATATACTCTTGGGTTTTTTCTGCAATCTTTATAATTTTCTTATCCATAACCATTCCTCCCATTTATTTTATTTTGAATAGATAATTATCCTGATACTCATTCTGAGTACATCTGCCATTAGACAAATAAGGACAATGATTATAATTTTTCTTACAAGTTTGCCTATAACAGCAACCTTCACAAATATTCTCATCTGACATATTTTTATCCTATTGCTATAATATTACTGGAATCACCATCAATAAAAACAATAATACAAGTATTGCCAATTACTGGTGTTCCGATGCATTCAACATACTTAAAAACAGTCTCATCATCTAAACGGACATCAATAAAACCATTATCATAAATTTTATTGATTTTGCCTTTTTTCGGTGCAGGGTTATCATTTGAATTTGCCCTGACAACTTTTATGATCTCATCAATTAATTCGTTTGGCATGGAAAAAATCACCTCTGCTAAAAAAAATATAATAAAAAAAATAAAAGGTTGGTATGGGATTTGAACCCATGATATACTGCTTACAAGACAGTCGCCTTATGCCTGACTAGACTAACCAACCATTAAAATAAAAAAAGTATAATAAGGAAAAAAAGTCATTAAAGAGTTACATTATAATCTTGACCATAGAAATTCAAGTTAATATTAATTGTAAACTCCTCATGCTTAATTTCCTTATGTATCTTACCAATAGTCACATTATCCATAACAGACATGTAAACTTTCTTAAACTCCTCAGGATTAGTTTTAATATAAGTCGCATGTACAATATCACGACTACGACCTTGCAACAAGTCAATATTATCCTCACTTAAACCAATATTGGACGCATTAAACTTACGCAGAGTATGTGGCCTGAGGAAACGATAACTACCCTTGAAACCAAAGTTTAACTCATCATTAATATTGTTAAAATGATAAGTAATTTGCCTTGTTGTGAAATCCCATAAACTATCACTAAATTTCAAGTTCTTGTCTTGCTCTTCACAAATCTGCAACCGTAACAGTAACCATTCACTGATTGCATGTGCTGCCTCAGGTGTGCAAAAAGTATAATAATTCTTTTTGGTTTTCTGCCTGTACAAGTAGAATGTCGGGACAACTGGTTCAATACTACCATAAATTTCCTCAATGATTTCATGTAATGTTTCACTGGTATAGTATCCTGCACAAGCATTAATGAAATCACCAACAGTCATATTAGCACATTCAGTTCTGCCGGTCCCAGATGATGCCATGAATAAGATTAATGAACCGACTCTTATTCCAGCAACTTCAAAAGCCATTCCGATTTGTTTTTTTGTAGGTAAATCAAAATATGTGGTTTCGATTTTATCCTCAGATTGTATCGGTGGCATTTTTGGGAGTTCAACATCAAAATGATTATAGATTGTATATATGGATTGCATATGTGCTTTTATGGTGCTTGTTTTCAGTCTTGTTTCTGTTTGCAGATGTGTTCTGAATTGCAGTAATCTGTTTTTGATGCTTCGGCGTCTTTTTTTGATTTCAATGTTGTTTTCCTCATCAATGGCCTCATTGATTAAGTCATCAAGGGTCATATCGTAGTATTCTGTGTATTTTTTGATTGTGCTGCGGTATCCCTTGATGGTTTCAGGTTGCAGATTTCGTTCTGTTATAAATCTTTCAAAGTACATATTTTATCAGCTCTATCTTTTTTTTATGTACTTTATGATTTTGTATGTACTAATATTTAAATATTCATATATTGGAATTATCAACACTGAATATTTTTAATACAAATATACGAACTCCACGATATTTATCTCTATCGTGGGCAAGAGTATTCTTTAACAAAATCAAGTGGAAGTGTATTAAATCAAGCATTCGACTCCGATGTTGCATTAACATTCCCATCTCATTGTGAAATCAGTTTTGAAATCTATTCTACTGGTGGAACATCAAGTAATGAGCATAGATTGTTTATTCAACCGAATAGTCAGTATGTAGTTGGTACTCAATCATCAAAAGCATTATTTGTACAAAATCATGGAACAAGTGGTAGTAATGGTGCTTTTGGTTATCGTAACTCTTCTACTGCCTCATTCGGAAGCAATTTTAGTGGTTTTAGCATAAATGAATATCATGCTGTTAAGTTTGTGCGAAATGGAACAAGTGTAACTTGTTATTTCGATGATGCTCAAAAAAGAAGTGGAACAATCAGTTTCCTTGATGATTATACTGATTGGAACTTCTACTTCCACATATGGAACAATGGAACAATGAAAATAAAGAATATACAAATCAAAGAACTATAATGGTTTGATTTTTATGTTCTTCAACCAGTTATTTGAATTTCCTCCACTTTCAATATGTATCAATTTCGCTAATGTAATGTTTTGGTCGGAAACAGTCATTACAGAACCATTATTCAATGAATACTGGTATTCACTACCAGTATAAATGAATTTAATGTTATTTTCAGTATTTAATTGAATATTAGTCGGATAAGAATAAGTGGTATTACTTGACTTGTAAACAATTAATCCGTTCCCACCAGCCCTTGCATATTGTCCGACAAGCATTCTATCATTAGAAGCATTTCCAATATCCAAATAAGGCATACTTGAACTATTTGTTCCTTGTTTAGAATTATATTCTAACTGGAATGCTCCATTAGGCAAAGGAATATTCAAAGTAGTGCTTGAAGTAGAATATGTATTGTCATTGTAATAATGACAATCTTCGAGAGTGTATGTTTCTGATGAGAAAAAAGTACCACTAAAAGCGTAAAAACCAATATCACCAACACCACCGGAATTATATAATTTATCCGCCTTACCAGTACCATCAGTATTAACAATATCAATTAAATTATGAAAGACATAAGTTCCAGATGCAGAAATAACACTTGAAAAATCAAAATCATATGAGGATAAATCTTCATAATGAGTATTATCATAAACATCAGTATAAATCAAAAGATTATCCTGAAACTTAACATCAAGAATATTACTAGCAACATCAACAATATACCTACCATTATAATAAACAGTAAGACCTGTATCAGTCAATTTAAGATAACCTACATCGTCGCCCACTTGAACACTTGTAACTGACGCAGACTCACGAGAAATCTTAAAAGCATCACCCACTACACTCGGATAATGTGAGTTCTGACTGGTCCAAAACTCCACAGGTTCACCACTTGCTGCAACAGGATTGTCGCTGTTATCAAGTAATTCTACTCTTAAAGTTGCAGTATCCGCATCATGGTGTGAAAGAATGGTTTTTCCATTGACCTCAGTAATACTGCATTTTGTGTATGCGGGATTAACTGTAACCGGACTTGAATAGGCACTGTTATATGTTGCATCACCTGCATAATAAGCTCGGAGTGTATAACCAGCATAAGATGTTATCATATCTGATATTTCACCACTGCTATTTGTTAAAGTTGATACGATAACATTATCTGATGAATCAAGGACTTGCAATGTAACGCCGGATATTCCCACACCTTCATATTTTATTGATGCTGCAATGTCAATAATGTTAAGACCGGCACCTCTCCTGCTTGCAGATAATGTTAATACAGGTATTTTCTTTGAAACAATTAGACTAACCGTATTTGAAGTTAAATCATTTGGATTCTTACAAGTAATATTATGATTTCCTGAAACATTGCTTATGAAATTGAATGTTGCAACACCGTACTCATTTGTGTTACTGGAACCAAGTAATGTTTCACCATCATAGAAACGAATTTCCTGATTATCCACGGGTATTCCAGTTTCATCAAGATATGTTGCTGTTAAAATTGCAGTTTCACCAATAGTTAAATTTGAAATGTTACTGGATAATATCAGACTTTCATTTACTTTGATGATGTGTTGATCATGAACTATATTGACTGTTGCATCAAAACCAATAACATGATCCAAATTCAATGTTTCAAATGGTATGTTTACAGGTGTTCCATATTGTAAGGTAATTATTAATGGTGTTACTGTTATGTTGTCTGTACTGGCATCTGTGCAGACATTAACATCACTGATACTGTATACTTTCATTTTTATGGTGTATGTACTGTTTCTGAACCGTGGATTGATTAATGTTATTGTTCCGATGTTGGTTAATGTTTCATTTGTGATTAGTATTCCGTTATCCACGATTGTTGTACTTTCAAGGTTAAAGAGGTAATCTGCATATTTTCCATGCACGGTGGAATTGTTGATTTGGATTTCCTCTTTGAATGGGTAATTTTGTTTTAATCTGTATACTAATGCGTTGAATTCATTAACTGTTAATGTGTCCTCGATTTGTTTATAACCAGTTAATTTTATTAGTCTGATAAACTCATCATCGTCTGAAACGAAATCATAATAAGTTTCCTCAGTATTTTTATTTGCGATTATGCATTTGTTTTCCAGTATTTTATCATCATTGTTGCTTGATGTGATTTTTTTACAATAGAATAACGGATAAATCCTGTAAATACTGTCTGTAATGATTGTTTCAACTATGAATAAATCACTGGATAGTATTTCTGTTAAACTTAAATTTATGTTTTTTACATTTAATCCGTGGAAATATTGTAATTCAGGATTGGTTATGTCTGTAAAATACATTTTATATTCCCTCCCAATCTATATTATTAATAGTGTTTTCGTTTTGCCAGTCTGCACGGGTTACAACAGCATTTGTCTTGTACACCCAGTCTGTACCGGTTACACAATAACAGATACTTTCAGTTTCCTTGTTTTCAACTGGACTTGTAAAGACACAAGTTTCAATTTGCGGATAATAATATTTAGCAAAGACATGACTTTGATTTCTGTAATTTTCAAAGAATGGTAATTTATTATCCTCTTGCAGACTTTCATGTGTTGCTGTATTGATTGTTGCGGTTAATCCACATCTGATTAATGCTTGTGCAAATCCTATGTTGATTTGATTTTCACATAATGTATTGTCTTGATAATCTATGTCAAAGATACTGTTTGTGATTTCAGCATCACCATCTGTCTGATAAAGGAATGCTGGATTGTCTTTATCCACATAAGTTAAATCATTATTCAAGTATTTGCAGTTATCCACGGTTAATTGTCCACCATGGAATATTGCACTATGATTGTTAATGAATGTGCAATCGTTTATTCTGGTTATGAAATCTGAGTCTACGCTTAAACTTTCCAAGTCTACATCACAAAAGATGCAGGAACCGAGATTGTTATAGTCTGCTGCAATGTTGTTTGTGAATTTTACTTTTGTTAGTTCTAATATTGAGTTTTCTTTTTGTATTATTGCAGGACTACCTATATTAAGTTCTGCATTTTTGAGGATTAATTTAACTCCCTCGTTTAAAATGATTGAATGATTGTTTAAAGTTAATTTGTTATCCTCACCATACACTATTACATCACTACTAACTAAAATATTTGAAGTTAAACCAATGTCTGCATCAAGTTTCAAAACCTTAATACCCAAAGCTAATTGAGTCATCAAATCAACTTCATTACTAATAGTAACATACTCACAAGGAATAATAATATCAAACACACCATTATTCACATAAGTATTAGCTTTAACATTTAAACTAACTTTAACACTATTGGTATCCAATTTATTAGTTAAATCCAAATCAAAACAATAATCCTCAATATCCTCATCATAAGTAACCGGCAATACAGCATCATCATATACTATTTCCATATTCAAAGGAGTATCATCAACCATACTACCACCAGGTAAATATTTCTGATCAACTCCTAACGGAATGTGATTAATTTTACCGACAGTAACCACATTATCAAAATTATAAATTAAGTCCGTTTTTTTCAATAAACAAAGAATATATTCTTTTACAGTGCCTCCAATGTAATTAACACCGGAATTTAAAGTAACTGACCCTGCAACACGAGTAGTATTATCGGATAAAAATTTAGCATAAATAGTAACAGAGTTTCCCTCATCAGCCTTAGTAAAAATAATTGTTGAATGGTCATCGAGTGTAACTAAATCTGCCATACTGTAACTAAAAGAGGTTGCAAAACTACATAAATACAAATATAATTTAACACTGGACTCTTCTGTTATTAAAGTAATGACTCCATTATTATAATTATTGTTAGTTGAAGTACGATAAATTAAAGAGCCGTCGGACTTTCTAAAATAACATTTACCTTGCCATAAATTATTGTGTACTTCAAAACTAAAAGTATGTTGATTTCCACTTATAGTATGAGAAACTTTTACAAAATCATACTGCACATTCAAAAACTCATCAGTACCAATCAAACTAGTATCAACAACAAAAAACTCATTAAAAACAGTATTAATATCTATTGTATTAATATCTTCAACAGTTAAAAAACCAGTCATATTTTATTCCACCTCTGTAACAATTCCAGTAATCTTGTCAATGCTGAAACATCGACCTTTTAATTCCAGATAAAAATCAGTGCTCCTTTCCACAACTTGACTAAGAATGCTGTAAAAATCAATTGTAAATTGCTCTTCATAATCAAATTGCAACATTAACTGACTCACTAAATCCTCATCAGTAAAATACTGACTCACAACCATGTTAAACCACTCCCAAGGGCAAATTTTTTACTTAAAATATTCTTTGTCTGCTCATCAGCAATACACATAAAACCCTCATGCAAATACTCATTATCCGAAGTTAAAGTATTATCATGAGGATTAAAATTAGCAACATTCTTAAATAATGTTAAACCGTAAACATCAATCAAATACCTTGTGGTTAAATGACCCAATCGTTCATAAACAATCCTCTCACGATAATCAGTATCAGACTCACCAATCTGCCTATAAACACTATAATCAGTACCTATAACATCAAGATAAGCACCCTCTGCCTCACTAAGAAACACATTACTGAAAAAATCACTATTATAATACTCATCTAACCAAGCACCAACCGTTTTATCAATAACCTTACTTGCCGGATTATTCATATCCTTTAAACTACAATTATCTGCCAAACGATTAATAATGCCCTCACCAAAATCAGACATAATATCCTATGCTCCTACAATTGATTGATTAATCTCAACAGTACCTAACCTTAAAACACCATTAGCTGCCGGACTAACTGTTGTAATCTCATCAGTATCACCAGTAATGAAACATTGCACACCTTCAACAAAATTCAAATCCTGCAATGCTGAATACAAACCATTACGAGTTAAACTCTCATCAATATACAAACCAGTATATTCAAGTCCATCACTTGTTGTTCCACCATCAAAGTAACAAGATAATAATTCCTCAATAAGATTATTATCAATAAGAGTTTCAACATCAAGATTAACAGTTAAATTAACTCCGGTATAAGTTGGTTTCTCAACACTAAATTTATGATCAAGTACAATATTCTCAGTCATAGTGAACTGCACAAGAACTTGCATGAGTATGTCATCAGGAGTTTCTTTTACATTACCATTTACCAATACGATTTTAGTATACTTCGGTTCTTGGTTATCTGTATCATCAATGAGTTTTACATCATGCACACCAGTAACAGACTCAGCAAGGTTCTCATAATATCCGAGACTGCCGAAAGTGTCCTGACGAATGAAACCTAGTAACCTCTCACGATAAACATCGTCCTCTTCATAATCAGTTCCACCCGTAAAATCTTCAAGATTAGTACATGTTACACTTTCATCAACATTCTTATCATCAAGAACTGTTAAAGTGTTGGCAGGGATATTTCCCTCAGTTCCCACAGTTAAACAGGTACAATACACTTCACTTGATGTGTCACCTGCGATAATTGTGCATTCAGTATCTGTTTCAAATTCTAATCCGAGTTCGGAATCAACAATTACAGTTTCCTCAGGAATTACAATATCCTCAGTTACCGCTTCCGGTATGCTGAATGTTACTAAACCTATTGCCTCTTGACCTTGGTCTCTTGGCAAGTTGATTAATGGATTGGCACCGTGTAAATCTAACCATTCACCATAACTGGTTGTTATGAATGCAATCTTAGATAACTCATATTGGTCTTCCATTAAGGTATACAAATCAACAGCTATGGATTCTAAAAGATTTCTTATTTCAGAACCCTCATTGAAATCAGTTACTCGTGTTTCTCCGATTTCTAATTTTTCATTATAATAATCAATCATTTGTTGAACTAATATAGTTCTGCTTATTTCATTTCCAACAATATTATAAAAACTTTCATCAGTTATTGGCAATGTCCACACCACCATCTTCACTTATAACAAGATTCAAATTAAATTCGGAGTCCTCATCATAATATAAAGTTAAATAGGTGTTGATTTCACCAACACTATTATATTGTAACTCTATATCATAATTTAAAATCCTTGGTTCTGCATCTAAACAGTTACTAATTTCTAATTTCATGAAATCCAAAGTATCTTTATCATGTTTCCAACCAATGAAACCGGTTAAAACACTCCCATAATCCATATAGTATAAACCAAGACTATTCAGATTATTATTCAAACGATTAAGAATACTTTGAACGAGATTATCCTCATCAGAAATCAACACTAAATCTCCATTTTTAAATTCCCAGTTACTGTTGAAATCAGTACCTAAATCATCAATGTCCTCCACTATTCTCACCTCGTTCACTGGCATATAAACCAGGGCAAGACTCAACAAAATTATTGTTTTGGAAAATATGTCCGTTTTCACCAATGCGGAATACATAAAAACCATCAACAACCTCATAGTTTTCAACAACCTCATCTAAATCAACAGAACCAGTTTCTTTTACAATAACTTTGTCTCTAAGTTCCCTTTTAACAACTTCTTTATCAAACATATACTATGCAACCTCACTTTTTATCATTTATTAAATTTTGCACTGTTGTATTCCTTATGACGAATTCCGGATCTATAACACAAGTCAGCAGTTTTCCATTTACCACCTATTTTAACACCATTCAAGTAATGACCTTCAACATGGTAAATAACACAAGGTATATTCTGCACATCACAACATGCCTTGAATAATCTTGCTCTTTCAGCACAATTTAAACTCTTTGGGTGTTTGAAAGCATCAGATGCGCATTTGTACTTGCAATCATAATAAGATGGAACTGTTGTCGGAATAATAGTGCATAATTTTTTATAAACTTCCTTTGCAGTTTTGCATTTCTTAACGAATTTATGATAATTAGTTCCAGTTTTACCAATAGTTCCTTGTGCTAGTTTGGACTCTGATTTATTCAAGAGTTTACTAATGTTAATTCTACCAGATTTGGTTGCAAGATAATAACTGTCATGACAATGTCCTTTGCCATCACTTCTTTTGCTTAGACCATTATCTTTTTTAACATTAGTCTTTTTACTGGTTTTATTAGTTTTACTGGATTTATTATTCTTACTAACTGCATCATTATATGCATTCAAGAATGCCCTGTAATTATCCTTATAATTACTGATTGAACTTCCGAATGGATTTAACTCTAAATCCATTGTGAATTTATTACCATCATTGTTAATAGTTGTGCCTTCAATATACCATCTGTTTAATTGATAACCACTAAATCTTGAATAACTACTGTTTAAAACATTTGCAATAGTTGTGAAATTACTTAAATCAAACTCTTGCGGCAATTCAGTCCATAAAAACATGTTGGTATGCACATTCTTTAAAACCGGATTACCCAACGGAACAGTAATGCTTAATTTCAGCAAGTCACGAACACTATCTTGAATCTGCTCAGATGCCTTAGCTTTTTCCAAAGCAACATTATTTGCAACATTACTGGAAACAACAGTTTTCCTTGTAGTTTTAGTTTTTGCAGTTGGATTATTCTTTTTGAAACCAGGGAAATGAGCTGCAATTTCTTTTGCATTCTTACCATTTGCAATGCCTATACCTGCGTTTAATAGTTTTTTACGAGGATTACTCCAACCTTTGAAACTTGAAGGTGAAAAATTGTCATCATGAGCACGGACAAGCCATTTTAATTTATCATTTAGTTTAGCACCACCTTGTCTTTCTAAATGTCCGATAACCATACGGGCATTTCGTTTCTTTAAGATGTTATGATAATGACTGCTGTAACATTGCTCTTTAAGTGTTCCGGCACATAATCCACCGTATAATGTGAAATAAATACCGTTCTTTTTAACTTTGGTAATGTCATTGTAATGTGTACTTGGCCCTATTCCACCGACAGTTACCTTATATCCTCTTTTCCTGAGGAGTTTGGCAATATCATTCATGAGTTTTTTATCAGCACTTTTGCTGTGGATATTATCAGTATTCATGTATACATGAATGCCTGACCCTTCTTTTCCAACGGTTTTTGTTGAAGTAACCGTTTTTTTAATCTGAGTGGTTTCATTTGGGTTATTAATACTGGTTGATATGTCACCAAAGAATGCAGATAAATCTAATTTAAGTAATGTTTGACTGGAATAGAACTTATTAACTTTCAAATCATCATTACTGTTTACCTCCACACCAGTTATGATGTTTGTTGTGTCAAATGTGAATTTCCTATTAGCAACCTCTGCGGTTGTTAAGTATAATCCACCACTTAACCAATCTGCTTTACTAAATGGTTCAATATGCAATATTCCATACTGGTCAAAATAAACATCGATATAATGACCACTGGCAAAGATAATATCCCTTATAGCTTCAATATAGGTAGTGTTACGGATAATTAACCTACTGGTATTTTTCATTACATTGCCTTTAATACCATTATCCCAGAAACCCTGGTCATACATTGCCAATGGTTTCAGACCGGATAATGTTTCTTTCCATGCAGGATTTTTCCTTGTTTTACTGCTTGCTTTGTTAATGCCTACTCGTCCACCAGTCATTAAAAAGATTAATACTTGGTAATAAGTCTGTTTAGCATTTCCTTTCACTAATTCAAACTTGCCTTGATATTTACGGGACCAGTCTTGACATTGATATTCATATAAACCAGTGTCCTCATCATAATCGACTTTCAGGATTAATCCTCCAAAGTTTTCATGATAAGGTGAAATAATCATTACTGCAAAAACACCGGTTGTCAGGTCAAGATATTGCGGACTGGTGAATGTTGCAGTTTTTTGTCGCATGTCAGTTTCTTTTATCTGATATTTGCTCCAATGAATATTATTCATACCATTTATTGCATTTTTAGTTAAGTGTAATGCATTTGCATTTACCATTCTACCAATGAGGATATAAGACTGGTTTTGCACGAGATTAACATTATAATAAGTTTTTTCAACTGTTTTTGTTAAAGCCATATTGCACCACCTTGTTTATTTGCATAATGCTTTTAAAGTTGCAGCATTAACCTTACCAGTGACTTTGAGTTTCTTTTTAGGTTTTTTCTTATTATATGCCTTTTGGAAATTCTTAACTGCATTTGTAGTGTCTTTGGTGAATGTGGTGTCCTTGCCGTTTTTAACCATTGCCTTATATTTCTTTTTGGACAAATGCCCTTTGCTTGACAAGACAGTATTCAGATAACCAACACATTTATTTTTCAATTTATATTTCAAGTTTTTTGTTTTACATTGACTTAACTTCCATGATGGAGTTGAATGTAATTTTGCAGTTTCAAACTTCTTTAATGCTTTTAAAACATTAGTATTGGTGTTTTTATACTTGTAAGTCACTAATGGAGTATATGTGATAAACTTTAATTTCCAAACAGTATGAGTATCATAAACCTGTTTCCTTGAATCATTATCAATAATAATGTAAGTATCATTGGGAATGTCAATAGCATCAGTAACAACCCAAATCGGTTCCATATTCTTAATCCAATCAGATAATTGTTTAGTAACCTTAACATTATTCCATAACTCATCACGACCAATAATGACTTCAATTTCAAAAGTTATACCTGTACTGCCGTTATTAAAAAAATGCTTATACAGTAAACCAGTATTAACATCACGATTTAAATCAGTGATATTAATATTCAAATCAGGTTTAACATTAAAACCATTGTCACTAATAACATGCAAGTTAATTGCATTACTCACATCATTATTAACCACAAGATTTTTAGCTAAAATTTTAAAATAATTCATGATCTACACACTCCTTCCGGCAGTTGTATTATTCCACATGAAATAATCCCGTACAACACCAATTATTTCATCAACTCTTTCCCGTTTATCAACACTACCAATGTTTAATGTTAAATTCACTGTTGTGCCTTGACTGTTATCATCAGAACCAGTATCATTAGCAGTTGTATTGAAATCAAATGTTGGATTTCCAAAACTATTAACCATATTCCTTGCAACAGAACCCATATCAAAATTAAATCTTCTTGGTGCATCTTCCATGGCCTTTAATTCGCCTTCAAATGCATCATACATATAACCCGGTGAATGCTCACCAGAACCAGTAATCCAACCGATAACCATTCCAGCACCACCAGCAGTTAAGGTGTTTGCAATTTTCATTGCGAAATCCTGTGCCATTTGCAACATATTATTTAACTCACCTAATAATCTTCCAGGTAATGAACTTATCCATGACATGAATCCATTGACTGCATTAAGTGCTCCGTTTATCATTCTTTGACTGAAATTGTTTCCGAAACCTAATGCTCGTGCAAGGACATTAATAAATATTATTCCTAATTGTGCAGGTAATGTTGCGATAAAAGCTAATACACGGATAATTGTATCGATTACTTGATTTCCGGTTAATTCTACATTTGCAGGTAGTAAACCACCAAGTGTTGTGATGTAAGTCCATACTTGTTGCAAACCAGATATAATCCAATTGACAAAATTAGCAACCGTGGTGTAAATGATTTGCCCAACCATGACGAATGTTGCACCAAGATTATTTACAGCATTCCGTACTTGCTCATTATTAAAGTATAAGTAAACAAGTAATCCTATCAGGAATGCAATTGCTAATGCAACAATCATAACTGGATTCGCTGACATTGCAGCATTTAATAACCATTGTCCTGCCGCTGAGATTTTACTTGCTAATCCCAAAGTTTTCAGTAATGTGATAATACCATTTATTCCAACTGCGAAACTACCGACTTGACCTAATAATCCTATTACACTTGTTAATGGTGAAATGATTGGTGCAAATGTTAAGCTCATATCTTCCCATGCTGCGCCTAATTGGTCCACAAGGGTTTTGTGTTCTGCTTCCTCATTTGCTAATTCTTGCAGTTGGCCTTCATATTGTCCGGTTAGTTGTGTTGCATTTTCAATACTGCCCGCTTGTAATCCTAATGCTTGTTCTAATGCCCTTGTATCACCGTTGGATTCTTTCAATGCTTCACTTAAACCGGATAATGCTGCACGACCACCACCGAATTTTTGTGTTGCACCGGCAATAATGACTGATGCTTGGTCTACATTGAACCCTAATTCTTTGAATTGTGCATCATATTTACGGAGGAAATTATAATAGTTGTCCATTCCTCCAACGGTATTACTATTTGCATAAGCCAGTGCATTAAAACTTGATGAAACATTATTCATATCTACACCAAGCACACTTAACTCTTGACCGAGACTATTTACACGACCGGCACCCATACCGAAAGCATCATTAATCTTATCCAAGTCTGTTGCAGATTGTGCAAGGTTTCCACTGGAAACTCCAATTTGGTCCAATGACTTGACATACATCATGGCCTCTTCCTGTGGGAATGTGGCATTACTGATATATGAAATCATACTCCTGAGTTGTGGTTCTGCAATACCTGTCTGTGTGGCCAATTGACCAACGGTAATTGATGCAGTATTCATCTCTTGACTTAAACCCTCTGCCTCACTTGCAATACCACTAATCTGCTCAGCAGCACCAAGCAGACTTGCACCTTCAATTACACCAAGACTTTGACTTAACTCATCAGACTCAGTTTGTGCATTATCAAGACTATCACCTAATGCATCTGCACTTGTACCGGCATCATCTAATCCTGAACTGTCAATTGAACTTGTACTGCTACTTAACTCATCGGCACTTGTAGCTGCATCGTCCAAAGATGTGCTTGCACTATCAGATGCAGTACCTATCTCATCAACACCAGATGATAATTCGGACATACTGGCACTTGCACTGTCAGCATTAGCTTGCAACTCTTGAACTGCACTTGACAAATCAGTAATCGGTGTTTTATCCGCTTCCGTATTAATCCGAATATTTAACTCATTTGTAGCCATAACTTTTAACCTACCGTTAATATTGCATCTTGTTTGGATTTAAATTTCCAAACAACTGTTCTCATTGCATGAATACTTGAAACTTGCAATGGTGTTAAACCACGCATTTCACCATTGTTTAGCTTGTAACCGGACAAGTATAATTCTGATAAATAACCATACTGTCCGTTTTCAATATCTAAAACCCCACCAATTCTTTAACCAGTTCTTTTTGCTCTGCCTCATCTTGTTTGATTCCAGATACTTCACAGATTAATTTGAAAATATTATCTGCCACACCACCTGGCATTGATGAGATGAGGTCTTTTGGGAATTCGGATCCATCTCTTTTGAATAAGCATTTGCTGAGTATGAGATTTGTTAAATCAGTTTTTTTTCTTTTGAATGTTAAGACTGATTTATTCCATTCCTCTATTGTGACTGGTCTTATTTGTGCTCCGACTTTTTTTATTCCGTTTTTTGTTGGGAAATCGACTGTGATGTCGATTTTGGTGTCTTTGCCTTCAAGTATTAATACATCTAAATCGTATATTTCCTCTTCTTGTGAAAGGTATTCTAATTCTTTTTCTTGTTTAGTTTTCTTTGCCATAAATATTAATCCTCCATTTGATTAAAGTTAATTAGTATTGTTATTGTCTTGTTTTAATTGAAAGACAATTCCATTATCGTTGATATAGTTTAAATAATCATATAAAAATAAAAAAAATATGTATACTAAACATATAAGAAAAAAAGTTTAAAAAAAATTATAAGAAATCAATTAAGATTTCTTATTCATATTTCCTTTCCCTACGAGCAGCACGGAACTTCAAATTTTCAACAGTCTGCTCATCAGGATTAATCTCATAGTCATTACCATCAGTTAAACAATCATAGAAATTATCCACAACAGTATAAGTTTCATTATTATTATGGATAACTTCCCTGATAGTAACCATTTCAGGTATTGCTAACATACCATCAACAGTTTCAGACAATTCCTTATGAGTTGCCATATCCTCATACCTAACCTTTGAAATCTCAATAGTCCAAGGGATTTTATCAGAACCCTGAGTAATGACACCATCAAAAGTCGGTGTACTTGATGAATTAGTCTCAGGAGATGCTTTAATCCCTGTACCATACATCATCTTTTTACCTTTAATAATAACTTCCTTATCAGCCATACTTATTCAACCTCGATTCTAACATACACATTAATAGTTGTAATAACACCAGCAAACAAGAGACTGTCAATATAAACTTCCACGCAATCAACATCAGTTTTAGCAACACTATAATTAATGTCCTCTAATAAATCCAATGTATTAACGCATAAGTCTTTAACCCTATCAACTTCTTGTTTAATTTCATTCAAAGTCTTAGGTTTGTTTTTATCACCAAGGAACTTATGTAATGCAAATTGTTTCACTACATAATCCCTTACACGATTAATATACAAGTCATAACCGTTTGGTTGCTCACTGTTCACAACAACATAACGGTCATTAGCACGGTCTTGACATTTAACAGTAGTAATACCTGCTTCCAATAACTTTTTACCGTTTCCACCAGTTTCAAAACTTAACTCAGGAGTTACACCGGTAATCCCTTCAACAGTTTTCATGGTGAAACTGTTACCAACATTCATACCTGCGACTAATCCACAGTAATATGCTGCACTTTCTAATGCAGATAAAGTAGTATCACCAATAATGAATTGTTGAGTTAATAAACCGTAACAGAAATCACCTGCTAATGCTGCACTTGCAACATTCGCATCATCAGTTGCACCAGTTAAAGCACCGATATAACCGGCAGGGAATTTCATTTGGAAACATTTTTGCAAGTATTGGTCAATCATTGGAATAAAAGTATCAGATAAAGGAGCGGCAATAAATAATATATCCCAGTCCTCACCTTTAATTTTAGCCAAAGAACTGGTTAAATTATCAACAGTAATGTCTTTATATACAGTTTGACCTTCTTTTGTGGTTACATTGACACATAAAAGACTTGATGCACCTTTAAACAAATAAGGAACTACCGCACAACCATTATAAGATGTGTCAGTCCCAAAGTTTTCCTGAGCATCACCAACAGTAGCAAATAATTGTGGGTCAGTTTCAGTGGAATCAAAAGCACCAATTACTGCAATTTTACCACTCATTCCTGGCCTGTTAATCAATTGTGTTTTCTTTAAAAAAATATTAACACTTGGAACCTTAGCAGTCATAATAATCCTTTAATCTCCCATTTTAATTTTTTTGAATTTGTTAAGAACTTTATCAAATTCCTTTTTATCTTGAATTTTTAGATCATTCCTTTCAATGTAAAATTGGAATCCAACTTTTAACATGTCCGGAACTTCTAAATTTTCAATTTCAGTTATATAATCAAAATCATTCTCTTTTTTTGACATATAAAATCATTCCAGTTTCATTTTATCCAAAATCACTCTGCAAACTTTATAATCCTCATCAGAAACAGTGAAATCAACAGGTTCGGTTGTGCATTGAACCATGATATGACCTCTTGTTAAAACATAATCCCTGTTGAATTCAGGATTAATATTCCTGATGACTGGTTTGTTTGGGAATTTATCAGTATTATTCATGATAACACTGCAAATTTCCTTGCTAACAGTTTTAATCAAGGTTATAGCTTCCTCATAATCCTCTTGCTTTGTAACAATCAAGATTTCAACAAGGTCACGGAACTGTGAAAACTCATAACCAGTCATGTTATTTTCACTTGACACACAAGCAACAAAAATACTGTTAGACTCTTCCGCAACTCTTTTATTGGGATACTGAATAAGGAAATCACATAATAAACTGTCAGGATTATTGGTTTGCTCATCAAGTAATAAATCAAAAATAATATTATCAGTAGACAACATAAAAAATCAGTTTCTATTAATAGCAATATTCACTTTCCTTAACATTATCTCCTCGGCAATCTGACTTGTACGGTCAAATGCAGGAGCAACAAATGGACGAGGTCGTGCAGGACCAGCACTTTTACGGAAAACCAATTCACCAGATGGTGCATAAAATGCTAATGCTTTTGCACGGATTGGATAAACTGGTCCTCTGCCGAATTCTAAGGCCATAGGGTAAATGTGATTGATGGTTGTACCGACAAGATAAGTGTACTCATCAACCTCCTCAGCATAAATGCTTGATGCTAACATACCACTTGGATTGTCGCATACTTCACTTATGATTTGGTCTTGAAAACTACGGTTTCGCTCTGCAATGTCCTGAACACCTTCTTGACTTCCTTCATGAATGCCTGTGATTAATTTATCAACATAATCAACTGCATCATCAAAGATGCCATCAATGTCCTCTGTTTCAAGTAAGGATTTTAAATCCTCTAATTCTGTTGTATCGACCTCAACACTAATTTCTGTGTCAAGTTCGTCCCATGCACCCATTTTCAGTTATCTCCTTTCACACCATAAAAAAAATAAAGTAAGATTTTTTTTTAAAATTCAGTATGCATAGAAACCATAAGACTTAGAAGGTTTTAACATTTCCTTAGCTTGAATAATAAGTGAATCTCCATAACCAATAGTTACAGACTCATCAATATTATCATTACTGCGTATATTGTATTTCCGCCAAAGCAAACCGGCAGTCCATAAGATTAATGCTGTATCTACACTCATTAACTGTAACAGTTGAGTTTCATTTAACTGAGTATAAGCACATGCATAATCCTTAGCAGTACCGTAAAAATGAATGATCTCCTTAGCAGATATTTTCTTATTATACTTTGTAGCTGCTAATTCGGTATCATCTAATACCCACCCATCTAATTTTAATAAGGTTTGTGAAATGATTTCAGACTCTTCCATTTTCAAATCACCTATTCTTTAAAAAAAAGAAAAAAAAGATGTTTTTTTTAAGATGCAGTTAATGTAATTGACATGGTAGTTGTTTCTGCTGTGATGTCCTCAGTAGCAGTGTAATCAACATAACCTTCACAGGTTACACTAACAGCTACACCAGTACCAATAGCAACACCACTTACTGTACAACCTCCGCTACTACCAGTACCATTAGCACATGATTGACCACCAATAGTGACAACAGCACCTTGTACTGGACCATTACTATCAGTTACAGTAACATTAATATCTACGGTTGTGGTTTCTTCCTGTCCACCTTCGTCATCGGAGGATTGATTATTCTCCGCCCCCGCTGGGAGTAACAACTTTTGCAGCTAAAACATCTTTATTCCATAAGATTAAAGTGTCAAAGTACACATCAACAGATGACAAGTATGCTTTATGGTCATGCTCGTAACTGTTCTCGGAAGTGATTTCATCAAGGAAACCAAACACAATGGATTCAGGGTCTGCTAATAATATTTGTTCGCCCCAATCATTTTCCGGAGTGTCAAGGAAATCAGCAACAACAACAGGAGTGTTCCAAATGGATAATTCACCACCGTGGAAGTATAATCTGTCACCCTCACCAGTTTCCCTTGCATCTGCCTCTTCAACAAGTAAACCGTAAACTAAGTTGGAAACATAGAATTTAGCATTAGACCTGTTTCCTTTCTGTATGGAATACTGAGTAAGCATTTTCTTTAATTGTGGAATGAATGGTTTTGTGGAATCAATGTCAGTAAAGTAACCCATAGGTTCTTGTTTAACACTGGTTGGGTCTGTTTGTGCAGCCGCATCATATGCAGTTTTAACAGCAGTTAATTGTTGGAAAATACCATCAAGGTGGTCCATACCATCTTGTGTTGCACCAGATGCTTTTTTAATTCCATACATACCAATTGCTTCGGCAGAAACACCAGCTCTTTCTGCAAGTATTGCTTCCATTCTTGGTAAGAATGATGCTTTTTCAATATTCTCTAACAGGAATGTTTTTGCAGTCCATGTGAAAGCACTGAAAGGCACAGCAATAAGGGAGTTTCTGCTGAACTCAGGTACAACCTCATTAAGGGCAGTGGTATAATCATCAGTTAATTGTGCATCTTTTGGTTTACCGGTAGATGCAGTTAATCTGCCCATGTATTGTAATCTTGCTTTTACTCTGAGGTATGAAATATCATACTCTTTTGCGTCCATTACAATAAATCTGCATTCGTTAATAATACTGGTTTGATTATCAACATGAACAAGGAAATTATCTGCCTCGGTCTGTTGTTTCCAACCAGGGTTATATACACCATTTTGTTTGTTTGGGTCATTTGCCCATTTTAATATGAATGGGTCACCATTCACAATGTTTTCTCTTGTAATAACAGTAGACATGTTTTATCAGCTCAATTTAAATTTTTAATTTTTTTATAAAAGATTTAATTTTTAATTTTACAACCGAATTCGTTTCTACCAGATTTTTTATAGAAATTACTTGAAACTTCCGGTGTCTCAACATTCTCGTTTTTAACGGTTTGTCTTTTGTTGATTTCAACATCAGTCTCATTGGTTTCTTCGGTTTCCTCTGATTGCTCTTCAACTGGTTCGGTTTCAGTTTCTACTTCCTCAGTTTCTTCGGGAGTTTCATTTTTATTAACTGTAACCTCCTCAGTTTTAGGAGCACCCATTTTTTCAAATGCAGATGTAATACCAGTTGCCACTGCCTCTGGGATTTTTTCTAACAATTCTGCATTACTCATATCAGCAGTTTCGGTTTTATTCACTTCAACCTCTTCGGTTTCAACAGTATTCTCAGTTTCTGTTTTAACCGGTTCGGTTTCAGTAGCTCTTTTATTAATGCCGATTTTATCCATTATCCTTTCCCATGCGGAAACGGATAAGGTTTCGTCACCAATATTTTCAGTTTTATTTTGCTCTGACATATTCTCAACCTCTTTCGCATTCTTATTAATGTAGACATTATAATCCATTACTTCCAAACCGTACATATTGCTTGGTTTATCAACAAAAGAAATAAACAAGGGTATTACTTCCTCTGCGTCATCTAAATCACGGTAATTTATTGATTTATTAATAAACCAAAATTTTTGAGTTAAAGCAATATCTGAAACACTACCAAGACTTAAACCGGTAATGTTTCCATCAAGAATGGATTGTATAATCTCCTCATTAGTTATCTTAAAAGTTGCTAACCATGAACCAGCAGGTGCGACTTTACCTGCAATAATAGTGTCTGCTTCACTAATCCAATTTGCCAATACATCTACACCCTCGTTTCTTATACGGGTGTGCATGGTATCGGTGTCACGGTTGATGTATTTAGTGAAGATTTTCTTGATGTCTTGTTTGTTCAGGACATCGTTTTCATGGTCTGGTATCCCGTTTGGGATTACAACACCAGTTACATATAATTCGTTCATAAAAATTTCAACTCAAAAAAGTGGATCATGGTTTTAGTAATCGAATACTTTAATCTCAGAAACATTAAAAAAATTAAGAATAATAAAATGTAAAAAAATTGATTTATTTTTTTTTTAATTTTCTGTTTTAAACCATGTGAATGACATAAAATATAATCTAAAATTAGACTAAGGACAAAAAAATCGCCTTAGTCTAAAAAACAAAAAAATGGAGGCCAATATTGAATGACACCCCCACCAAAAAATTATAAATTTGGTGAGACTAAAAATTTTATTTGAAATCCATCTCACACCAACAACAATACGCATTACCTGGTGAACCGGCAGGGTCCATCGGATACATCATCTCATCAATTTCCAAAGTAGCATCATTAACCACAATAAAAGGTTCATCAATATTCACAGTCTGCATATGATTACTCATATGCCTTGTAGTCTTACCGCCATGTGTATGAATCCATACTTTTTTAGTGTAAACATCTGATTTACCTTCATTCCTGTAATTGTCATTAATGGATTTTATCTCTTCAAACTTGGATTGCATCTGACTTGACCTTATCATGCTCCTTGCTGTACCTTCCAAGTCACGATAAGTAAAAACATTTGATGGAATATTCAAACCCTCAGACACTAATAAGTTATTTGCTTGTATTGCCACCTCTTCTAATATTTGTCTGCGGTTGGCAAGACTTGATTCTTTCTGCTGTCGGATTAATCGTTCGTATTCCTTTTGAGGTATCTCATATTTACTTAATACCTGCTCAACATAATTTAAGTTTTTAACAATCCTTTCAAGCTCTGCCTCGACAATACGGTTTAATTCCTTATTGGCCTTATTCCGTATGAGCATTTTATTTAGGTTATCATTACTTGTATACTTTGAATTTATTATCCTGTTATAATTCTTGTAAACCTCAGGTTTATTCAAAATAGCCAATTCCGCCCACAACATGGCATCAGTTGGTTTCTCCGGATTGCCCTCATTGAAACTCTTGACATAATCATCAATTTGACCATTGTTAAAGAACTGAATTTTATAAGCTACACTTTTAGTCCTTGCCTTATCAATCCTGACTTTCTCTTGAAAATACTTCATTGATTTTTGCAGTCTCAATAAAATCACCAATGTTATAAAACTCACTTTCCTCAGGAGTATCCTCTATCATGCCGAAAGGTTGGCCATGGAAATATCTTTCATTATAGATTGGGTTATTCTCATCAATTTCCACATCGTTAAATTCAGGAAATGTCTTGCTTATTTTATTGATAGCTTGACCAAATGTGATGAGACCAGCATCAAATAATCTCATTGTAATGTCTGCCTCAATTTCCTTACGGTCAATGAATACAGGAGTTTCAATATCAACTTTCCCATCATATTCAAAGTATTTACTATTGAATTGATTCATTTTATTTTCCAATGGTCTTTGACGATTACTTAACTCCCTTGTATAAATTTCATATAAAGTATTTGTCTTATTGGAGTTCATTGACTCTGTTGTATCATCAATGAGTAATCTTGCTTTTGGTATCTTGAATGTTGCAAGGATTTTACCATCTGATTTGTCAGCTAATTGAATCAAGTAATCATAATTGGATTCTGATATTTGAATGTAATCAACAGTTAAAGGAATGTTCGGGTTTAATGTGGTTAATTCCAATGTGAATAAACCATTGCCTTTTTCCTCCATGCGTTCCTCTAAACTATCAACCTCATCTGAACCATCAAGACCAGGAGGTCTGATAATTGTCAGTATACCACTGATGAGATTTCCATCACTGATTTTCTTTGCATCTAACATATCTAAACTGACTGATGCGCTGACATGATTGAAACATGAAATCCACATTGGATAATCAAAGAAACTTGACTTACGACCACCACCCAACCATAAACAAGTTGGTAGATCATCATCTTCGGGTCCATATTCCAGATGTGATAATTTCATTTTAATGTCATTTTGACCTGCTACGGTTTGAACTGCATAGTAACTTATACCTGTTGGATTGTCCTTTGTTTTCTGTTTGGTTTCTTTGCTGATGTATAATGTGTCAGCAGGTATTTGGTATAATCTTGCTGGTTCTTTGTTTTTATCGTAGACTATTTCACTTGCACCGAACCCGTAACTGAACCAATCGATGACTTGGTTTCCTAGTTCGTCTTGGTTGTTTTCCCAGAACTGTTTGATTTTTTCTGATGTGTTTTCATTTGTGTTGTTATTGTTGGTTACGGATATGTCGTTGAATACGGTGTCCTCTGCTAATACTTCTATACAGGTTTTGAGTAGTACATTTTGGTATATGAGATTGTCGCAGAGGTCTACGCTGAGGTATGGGTATATTCGTGTTCCGTTTTTGTCGTCTGGTTTGGTGGTGGTGGGTTCGAGTAGTGTTTGGATTTGTGTTTTGTTTATTTCGTATTGTGGGTTTATTTTTGAGGGTGTGTTTATTTCCATGTTTATCATTTGCCCTTTTTTTGTATTTTAATGAATTTTAATTAATTATTATAAAAATTAGAATAATGAGGTTAAGGACAAAAAAAGTGTAGTAATTAAAATTATGAAGAGTTTAAAAAAATTTGAGGTTTAAAATTCATTATCTCAGTGTGCATTGTTTGACGATGTAATTGAATTATTTTTTTTGTCCTTTCTCATCTTATACTCTTATATGTTTGTGTTTTTTTGTGTGTGGTGTTTTTATATGAATATTTGTATTACTTTTTATTATATTTAGTATTACTATTAAGATTATTACTTATTATTATTATTTTTATTACTATATTGTATTTACAGTATATACTATTATTACATATATCCTAATAAAGGGTATATCCCCCCTCCATAATACAATACATATGTAAATACAATATATACAAAAAGTATTTACAATATTTACATATTTACGATAATATACATCATATCCTATAAACAAAAAAAAATACCACAACAAGAGTAAATACAATAAATACCTATTTACAATATTACAGCACAATCACTAATGACAATTTCCAGAAAACAAGAATAATAAAAAAAAGAAAAAAAGTAATAACAACAAAAACAAAAAAAATAAAAACCAACATTACACTAAACACAACATAAATGTCAGTCAAGCCCACCACCAACAGAAATATCAAAAATACAGTATGAGAAAACAACACTCTCAACAATAAACATTCAAATAAACATAGGATAATAAAATAAAAACAATACCTCCGCAATGATGGACTTGACAAACACATTAAATCGTTAAACTCAAACCAGTAACAGTTTTCTGCATCTCCTCAAAAGCATAACTAACACTATCTAACTCATCAGGAGATGGATAAGTTTCCATAACAGAACGGTCAGGGTGCACATAAATATACTGGTCCTGCAAAGCACGAACCGGACTATAAGCAGAACCATCAACACTGACATCATACAATAATGGAATGTCTTTATTAATCAGCATATTGCCATTGCGGACATGATAAGCATGAGGATAAGCTCTGTTATACTTACTGCCGGTGCTTGATGCTGTTGTGTCCATAACATAGAAACCTAATTTTGCACCAAGGTCTGTGAATAGGTTTTGCCAATAATTCAAAGCATAATGAGGCGCACTCCCTTGCTCCCTTTCAAAGTTTATAACTCTTGGTTTGTACTGTTGATTACGGATAATAAAATCACGCAGTCTATACTCCGGATTACTGGAAGGTGTACTGTCCATATCAACCAAAACCAATTTACCATTATCAAAATAAACTAAACATGACATGGCAAACTTATCAGTACCAGTTGAAGCGGGGTCTACACCAATGGTGCAGTAAACTGGTGTCCAGTCTTTGAAGTCATCTTGACTGATTAGACTTTTCATGAATTGTGATCTGTTCATGAGTAATCCTGATGTGATGACTGCGTCCCAATTACCATACTTTAACTGTTGTTTGGTTAATTCATCTAACTTGTCTAACTGCTTACTATACTCTTCTTGATTCAAGTATTTGTTATCAGTATAAGCAGATGAAATAAAAGGTAATTCTGATTTTGGACTAATGAACCTTGCTTTTACCCAGTCATGACCTCGTCCTCCAGGGTTGCTTCCTGCTCTCATACGGATTGGTATCGGACTATACTCTAACTTACGCAGTCTTGAATGCAGATAACTATATTGATTCTCAGGAAATTGTGTTAATTCATCAAATCCTACAAATTGCAGCTCAGCACCTTGATATGAATTCAAGTGTTTATTATGATTCAAGTAACGAAAGGTTAATGTTGCACCGGAATCAAAGATAAATCGTTTCTTTTGCTCTTTCCATGTGACAAGTCCCTTGTCCTCTAATGGTAATAGCCATTGTTTCGCACGGTCCATTATCGCATTTGGCATGTCTAAATCTTCAAGTGTACGTCTAATAATAAGGGCATTGTAATTATTCCTTAGATTACCTTTATCATCTTCAACCATAAAATCCTTGGTGACATATTGTAATGCTGCCATCAGTAATGCATCACTTTTCCCTCCACCTGCTTGACCACCATATAATAGTTCCTCACTATTATTGGCAAGGAAATATACTTGCTGTCTGAATGGAGTGTGCGGTATGTATGGGTTTTTACAGACTGTCTTTATTATCAGTGCTTTCTGTTGGTTGCTCAATCTGTTTAAAGAAATCAACATATTTTTCCATTTCCTCTTCAAAAGGTATATCCTCAACAATTTCAGCGTTCACATCAATTAATCCATCAAATTCAAAACTGCTGTAAGTGGAAGGTCTGCCGCATAAGTTGCATAATAGTTCGTGAGCTTCCTTTAATAGGTTACTGACATCTTTGGTCATTTTAATCCTTGTAACAAGACTGTACTTCTCACCATTGTCTTTGTAAGGTCTTTCAATAACCTCACCTAATAAGTTATTAGCATATTTAATTAATCCTTCTATGTTTCCGAGTAGTACATCGCTCATTCCATCAAATGTGTCCTCTCGTTTCTTTGCCAGTTTTAATTGTTGGTCTGCATCGTATATTTTGACTCTTTCAACCCAACACCATTTAGTGCATAACCTATTTAATGCATCTCTTGTTTTTTTCAGATTTTGAGTACCTTCAAGTATTTCTGCAACTTTGGTAATGCTCCGTTCATGAGGTTTTAAATCACGATACATGACAAACTTGTTAAAACTTTCTTGTGTTTCTCTTGGTAATGCCTCGTAGCATGATAGTTTCCCTTTTGCCATTTTAATCATCTAAAATTATATTTTGTTTAATATGTTTTCTTTGATGTGTAATGCAATAGCTTTCATGAGGTTTGGCGGCACACTATTTCCAATCCGTTTCCATTGTGCAGATGGTTTACCAATCCATTTATAATTTGGTGGGAATGATTGCAATAATGCTGCCTCATCTGAGTTCATGATGCGGTTTCCCATTATCATTTTCCCATATCCTTGAAATGTTATTGTTGGACATGGTTTGTTTTCATTGATTTTTATGTTGTTAAAGTAGCTGCCTTTTGGGTGTATTTTTCCAAAGTTTTCACCTGGTTTTACTTTGTCAATATTGTTCAGAACCCATTTTGTTGTTGGTTTCAGATATGGGTATTTGCTTTTGAATCCTTTTAGACATTCTTTTACTGTTTTTGGTCTTGTTTGTGGTTTTGGGTGACTTGCCGGTATGCCTAAATCTTTTCTTACGCCTATGAATATCATTCTTTGCCTTGATGTTGCACAATCATAGTACATTGCATTCATTAGCTTTGCTCGTACATCGTAACCTGAGTCTTTTAGTTGGGTTAGTATGTCTTTAAAGATTAGTTTCATGTCTCCTTTCACCATTCCGGATACATTTTCCATTACGAATGTTTTTGGTTTTAAACCTCGTAGTAATCTGATGTATTCATTGTATAATTGGTTTTTAGGGTCGCAAAATTCACGATTGCCACTAATGCTGAAACCTTGGCATGGTGGACTGCCATCAAATAATTCCAATTCACCAACACCAATGCCTGTAATTTCCAATACCTTATCCACAGATAAGTTATGAATGTCACCATGATAAATAGGAGTATCAGGGAAATTCAAATGATAAGTTTCAACTGCATGATTATCCATTTCCACAGCTAATTTAACATCATATCCTGCCTGTTTATAACCGCAACTACTGCCTCCACAACCACTAAAAGTGGATATAACTCTCGGTTTAATTTTTTGGGAGTTCATATCCACACCTTGGACATGTGATTGATTCAACAGTGTCAGCTATTGACTCATCATATTCAGGTTCGTCATCTGGAATTTCAAAGTAACTTTCATCTACTGTTTCCTCTTGGTCCCCCCCCCTCATATCTACAATGTCTGAGGTGGGTGTATCATAAATGAGTGGATCATCATCAAATTCAAATTTTTGTACTTCAATGTCGAAACCTGTTAGACTTACATCAAATTCTTGTAATTTTAAGTCATCAAGTATGTTTTGTAATTTGTTTTTATCCCATTCACCAGACAGGTTGTTGAGTCTGATGTTTAATGCTTTTTCCTTGTTAATATCCGGTTCGTTGATATAGATTACATCAATCATAGTGTAACCTAATTGTTTTAATGCAAGGCATCTTTGATTTCCACCAACGATATGATTATTATACTCATTAACTATGATTGGACTTATATATCCAAACTCATTAAGACTGGTTTTTAACTTTTCCAATTCCACGGAACTAATCTGTCTCGGGTTATACTCAGGACTAATCAAATCATCAATTTTCACTTTTTCTAATTTCATGTTTTATCAGCTCATATTTTTTTTTAGTATGATTTCAGATTTGCATATTTCTTAAACAAACAATGCAAACTAACAATCTCATTTTTTTCCAGATAATATTTAACAATCTCTTTCATGGTATCAAAATTATCCTCTGATTTTCCACGATGCAGCACAACTTTATCATTAAATATTATGCTGAAATCAATTAGTTCACCACGAGGCACAATTTTATGAATTTTACTAATTGTATCCTTATCAATAAGGTCATCTGTAATGTTTACAAAATTCCTTGTTTCCTTTAAAGTAATCATAAATTATACTCCGGATTTACTGCCTCTTCCGGTTTCCAATCACCATATTTTTTATCATCATTGCGAGTTAAAACCATCTTAAAATCATAGTGTATACCGTACATTTCTAATGATGTTTTTACTTTACTCATTCCAATGTCCTCACATTCTTTTATCATTTCTTCAATGGGTATATTTTCATTATAGTGTCTGCTTGATGTTAATATTCCCAGTATCCATTGCATTAAACGGTCTTTTTTTATTTTTTCAAATTCTTTATTTTTGTCAGTCATATTATTTGGCCTCCATTTTTATTTTTTTTTATTTGTCATTTTGCAGATGACTTAACTCTTCCAGTTTCTGCAATAACAGTTTCTCTGCTATTTCCTCTGCTCGCTCATCAATATGCTTATCAATAGTTTCCAGTTCCTGCTTTTTCTGATGCTCTTTCCACTTATCAATACTTGCTATAACGATAATGGCACAAGCCAATGCGATTAAACCTATAACTATTGCAATTTCATTAAACCCTTGAAACCAAGGGTGATTTGTAATACCATTAAAAATAAGGACTACACCGGTTGAAAATAAAGCACCTGACAATGATGTTTTCACAAAACCGAATGTCCAGATTGCCCGCCTATATGGTATTTTATTGATTAATTTCTCTGTCATCTGCATCAACATCAACATCATTTTCAGGTTGATCATCACCAATTATTTCAACTTCGGCACCAGTTTGAATGTTAATGAAATTTTGTATTGCATCAATTTGAGCTTGTGTTAATGGTACTGGTATGTGTACTGTGTCAGTGTCCTCATCAAAGAAATTATTATGTCTGCTTGCATTAAAGTAGCTGAATATTCCTAATACTATTGCGGTTAAGAAACTTGCAATTACTGATATGTCCCATGGAACATTGAATCCAAGACTTACAAGGTATGGTACAATGTAACCAAGGAGTATTAAGAATATACTGTTTAGTATAGTGGTTATATTACCAATATTTAAAAAATTATTCTGTTTTGTCATTTTTATCCTCTTCCTCTTTCTTAGTTTTGATTATTTTGAAATCAAGGTCGTTATCTAATCGTACACCTGCAACATAGTTATGAGTATTATCACATATGAAACCACAAATGCATGTGATTAAACCTGATTGACTCATTTTTAAATGGTATCGTTTACAAACGGGACATCTTGTTTCTGTGATGTCGATTTCAAGTTTGTAAGCATACTTTTGCTGGTGCATTTTACTGTACAAGACATTAACCTCTCTTTCATTATTATACTCTAATAAAAATACTTTAAAAAAAATTAATTATAATTATTGAATGGGTTTCAAACCCAATGCTCTTTTGGCATTTCTGACTTTTTCCAATTCAGCTAATGGATTCGGGTCTGCTTTACCATGAAGGTTTGCGCCTTTGCTTCCCAGTGCACCTTTTTGTCTTTCAGTCATGACATTTTTGTATCTGTGATAATAGTTACGGTTATTGATACGGTATTGTTCTGCAAGACTGTACTCTTTACATTTGTTTTTACAGTATTTCTTATGCTTTTTAGTTGGTTTGAATAAGCGTCCGCACCAGTTACATTTAGGCAAATTGTCAAATATGACTTTGACTATGTTTTCAAACACTTCCTCAGGTTTATCATGTACATAATCAACCTTTTTTACATTATCCATTTCATTTATTAACTGGTCATATTTTTTTATCAGGTCGTAATGTTTCTGATGTGTATAATCCTGCTCTGCCATATAGGTATCAGTTCTTATGACGATGTATAAATCCATTAATGGAAAATAACGATTGATTTGTTTAATGAATGTCCGTGGTGTGTTTTTATCTGTATTATAAACATAACTGGATAATATGCTCCTATCCCATATTACAATGTCATAATCCTCCCAGTTTTCACCATAGTAACTAAATGACCTGTCAAATGCCATTAGCAATGCAATCTCATGAGGTAATAATTGATAAGATTTCAATATTTTTATTATTTCAATATTTGCCGGTTGAATTGCTAATCTGCACTTATACGATTTTTTAGACAGGAATTTCATTAACTTTTTACACATAGTTGATTTACCAACACCATCAACACCTTCCAAAGCAACATGCAAAGTCATTTATGGTTTCCTCCTCTCTTATTCCTTTCAATTCCTAATTGTTCACAAGCATAATCAAGTCTGCGTTTATCCCAAGCATTTTCATTATACCATTGGACTATTTTTTCAGCATCACTTAAACTGTTGAAACTTCCGTAGAAACTGGTCATGCGTTTTTTGTTATTTCTGCGGCGAACATGATATTTTCCATTAACTTCATGTATGTATGGAGCAACTTTTGTGCTGTTTATAGGGTACTTTTTCTTTTGATGTGATGCGTGGTTAAAATAATCAAAAGCATCTTTCAAAGTTAAGTTATATTTAGACAAACTTTCACTTATTGTTGCACCATCTCGTATGTCTCTCTGGAACTTATCATAAACACTAATCATAAAAAATCACATATCTAAAATTTCAATACATTCCTCAGGACACACATCAATGCAGACTTCACAGTAAGCACATTCATAAGCATTATGCATAAAACACTTAACAGTCTCCTCATATGTTAAAGCACCATTCGGACAAGTATTAACACATTCAAGACAATAAGTACATTTACTGTCATCAATACGGACAGTACAAAAATTAACTCCCTCAGCACCAGTCAATTCAATTCACCTCACAGGTTGATTATCATAATCCCAGTAAGCTAATGATCCAACAACACCCTTTTGCTCCTGATACTTATTACCGCATTCACCATAAACACGGTCAGGGATAGTGTCCAGATGCTCAAAACATAACTGGCAGATACGCATACCGCTGTGCAGCATGATTGGTTGGTGTGCAAGGTTTTTGATTTCAAGTGTAATGTTGCCTTTGAAACCTGGGTCTATGAAACCGGCAGTTACATGTATTGCAACACCAAGTCTGCCGATGCTTGACCTTCCTTCGACTTTTGCAGATAAACTTTTTGGTATTTCAACCCATTCCTTGGTTGTTGCAAGTATAAATTCATTTGGTGGTAGTACAATTGCATTGGCATTGATTATATTATACTTGGGTTCGTTATTTTTGATGTCCAGTACCTCTTCGGTTTTTACCGGACTCCAAAATTCATTGCCTAATCTGAGGTCCACACTTGATGGTTGTATTTCCTCAGGATATGGTTTTATGATTATTTCCTCAGATTTTAGTTTTTGTTTTATGGTTTTGTCTGATAGTATCATGTTTTTATTCTCATTATTTTGATGTTGTAAGTAGATAAAAAAAAGTGGGACATATGAGGAAAAAAAACATTGATTTTTGCAGTTTATTTTTGGAGATAATATAAAATGATTATAAAGGGGTAGTAAGAATGCTAAAATTAGATTTGAAAGAGGGACTGATTATTAAAAGTTTCAGCGTTAAGTTAAATTTTAGGTTATTAGTTTTTTGGGTTAAAAACTAAGGGTTTACATCAAGTCTAAGAAAAATAATCAGTATCTTTCATATAATTTTAACATTCTGTAAAATAATATATGTTGGTGAATGGTTATAAAGTTCAAAATAATGAATGATTTAATCATTCATCAATTGGTTTGACAGGAATAACAGTAACCTTGTCATAAGTAGATTTTATTGCAGGTAACAATTTCAGGAACCAGTCATGAGTCATAACATAAGACTGCATACACACAACCTCATCATGCACATAAAATCTGATTTTAGTGTAATCAATCTCATCGCATCTTTCAATTTCAACATGTGTGACATTTGGGTTAAAATAAACATACATAAATAATCCACCATTAAAAAAAAGAGTTTTTATTTGAGGAATATTGATTCCTCATTACCGTTCAACAATTTAGATGTCCAGCCGTTGGTTAATGCAATTTTCCCGTTGATTTTTTTGCCGGTTACATTAACATCTGAAACTTCATGTAGTCCTTGACCGAGGTTTCTGGAATACATTTCAGCATCATCAAAAATGAATGTGATTTCATCAGTCGGGTTGCATTTTTCAAGTATACGGATAAGTTCTTGTGCTTTCATGTCTGATCAACTCCATATTAAAAAAAATTTTTTTGGTGAAATTTTTTAGTAATTGATTTCACCGTATCTTAAATCTATGATTTCATTAATCATGTCTTCTAACATGTTTGCACTCCAAGTTCCACTTACTGCTTCTATGAAGTCGCATAGTTGGTCGGTGCATAATATTGCGGAAATGATGTCGTAAAAATCAACTGGTGCAATGAGGTTAGTGGTTTTTTTGGTGCCGCATTTGGTATCTGTGATTGTGAGTGTTTGGTATGCTCTTTTGTTGTTGTTGGTATAGATTTCAAAGGTCAAGTTTTCAATTGTGTTTTCACAAATTTTTGTTGTTTTCATATGTTTGGTCTCCATTGTAATTTGATAATTATACTTATGTTTTCATAGTATATAAAGGTATCTGTTAAAGTATACCATAAAAGTTAAAAAAAAATAAAGGACACCAAACACTCCCAAAAGGAGCATTCAGCACCCCTTATTTTTCCACAGATTCAAAGGTGAAATAATAGATAAATCAAAGAGAATACAAATACAATTAAATAATATGCAATTACACAATATAAATAAATTACTCATAAAACTCATCATGCAACTGCAACAAAATCATATCAGCCGTTTTTTCACCAACACCCTTCACTTTCAACAAATCCTCCTTTTGCAAACCCAAAACATCATCAACAGACCCCAAGCCCAAAGTATCACAAATATTCTTAGCAGTAACATGACCTACACGATGTATATTATTATTCAACAAACGATAAGCCGGACTGCCCCTTGATTTAGGAAATCTTTTCACAATAGGTCGTGTGCTTGTGCATTTACGGGCCACCTGCTCCATGACTCCAAATGCAGTTTTACTGTTTGGAACCTGAATAATGCTGGTGAAATTCACAAGACTTGCAAAACCACCGTAAAATTCAGTGTTACTTAAATCACGACCAGTAACCCAATATTGCTTATCAGTAACTCGTTTTTTATCCTCATCAGTACCAACCACAATAACAAAATGATAATCAAACTTATTAGATTGATTCAATGCTTGGTTAAATACACGATAATCTTTCAAACTACTAATATAATCATCAACAGTCTTATACTCAAAAGCAACTTTTATATTTGAATCGTTATCAACAAATACATAATCACCATAAGGTAATTCAAGGACATAGGTCTGCAAACCCATATCCTCTTTATAATACTGATAAGCCGGAGCAACACGGGATTGCTCACGGTCATCAATAAAAACAGTCATCATCTTTTGAACACTCCCAGTTCAGTTAAGATTTCTGTTTCCTCTTTGGTTAATTCTCTGATGTCCTCTGCAATGCTTATTAACTTTTTACGGTCATTTTCAGACTTCATTTGTTTTTTCAATTCTCTTTTGGAATCCTGCACTGCTTTTAACTTTGCTTCTAATAAATTCATATGTCTTGTCAGCTCCATATCATAATTATTATTTTTTACATTCTAAGTTACCGGAAATAAGAGTAATAACTTTATCAGTTTTTTTAGTTACCTTATTCTTATTATACACAACATGAACATCAGATAAACGATATAAGCCAGTATCAGTTTTAATATAAATATCCAGTTCACCGGAATGCAAATCACGGTAATGGTCGTTTATCTCATTTCTCACTTTCGCATATAAATCATTTTTAGTATTCAAACTCATATTATCAAAATCCTCATTCTATATCAAAATTTCAAATCCTCAACATTATCACAGAAACTAACATTAATCCTGACATGATCCAAATCCCTGAAATCATAATCCATCTTGAAACCATAAAAAAACATTGGATTCACAACACCAACACCATCAATAACTGATGACCTTGGATAAGTAACTGCCTCTGCGATTTGACCGTTATTTCTTTCAAATGTAACATGTATAATATCTGCCGGTGTTGGGTGTATGCCTACACGATGCAGACATCTTAACATGTATCGTGCGTAGTTTTCCAATTCTTTTAATGCTTTCCAGTATGCTTTTTCTATGTTTGGCATTTTGATTGTTATATCTGATGCTTTCATAATTTTACTCCTATTTGTGCTGCTAATTGTCGGATTACATTTTTTCCGATGTCAGTTCTTTCATTACAATATGCATTCATGATTGTTTCACGGATATTGTTTAGTTCCTCTTCGGTTTCCTCATACCTGTTTAACAGTGATGTGATTTTTTCAATATTTTTCATGTTGGTTTCCAGACAGTTTTTATCACTGGTTATGTTTACATGACTGATTGGTTTGTCATTATAGTATTGTATGATGTTTATGTCTGTATACATAATGTCCTCTTGAACTTGGGTTTTAAAGCTCATTAATACTCATCTCCTTAACAACATTATCTATATCCACAGACACTTTCCTTGGTTCAATGATTATCTCATGACAATCATCATCAATGGTTATTTCCATTGCTTCAATGTAGTGTACGGTTGTGTCTGTAATGTAAAATAAAGGGTATCCTTTCATTATTTTGAAAAATAATTTTAAGAATATTCCTGCAATGTGTGTTTTAATCATCATTTTAGTTGCTCCATTTTCTTGACAGGTCTTTATCGTTGAATACGGTTTTTTCTTGACATTCTTTCATACTGCTGATGTTGTCCTGAAAGAATTTCAGACACATGTCTCTCTTTGGATTGTAGTTATCACAGTTAAGATGGATATTTTGTTTGCAATTGTCGCATCTATTGTCTTTATCATATTTGTTATCACAGTATAATATGTCATCTTCACTGTATCTGTATTCACAGTCTTTAAAATCACTCATTTTTTCACCTGCTCATAAGTTTCATAAAATATATCTGGTTTACATGGGTAAGGTTCACCATGCACACCAATTATGATGAAATCTCCTTTGTCTGCTTTCATTGTGCCTTCAAGGGTTTCAATTAACATTTCCTCATCTGTTTGATATGCTTTTACCACTACTGGTTTTTTACGATATTCTTTAAATTTACTTTCATCTATATTTCCTTGTTTAACAATATTATTGGTCATTTTTCCCAAAACTCCATTAATCCATTGTGACCCCATTCTCGACCACAATCTTTGCAAATATATTTAACATAACATTTTTCAAGGTCATTCGGGTCATAATACTTTTCAATTTCAATATCCTTACTGCCACATTTAAGGCATTTAGGAATCCATATAATCTTAGGACCATCACTCACTCTTTATAACTCCATTTCTTTTTTAATCTTATCCAAATAAACAACCGGCACATCATATGCTAATGCAATATCATGTTCCAGATTGCAACCTCTGGCATTTTCCCAACCATAACCCATAGCAAGCACATCTGCCATGCTCATAAACAGTATTGATTCACTAAAACATTCTAATGCTGATTTTTCATTATGGTTTTCAATTACTGTACTCATTATCTCACAATTATCATCGTAATAGTCAAATAATAAGTTTGCCATTTCGTTTCTTTCATCTGATATTTCTTTATCTGTTTTGTCCTTCATTGGACTGCTTAACATGATTTTAATTTTACTCATAAATTAGTCCTCCCTTATTGAATAATGCTCCTTATCAATGGATTTGACTTTAATGTCTTTGTCATGCTCATTTACAATTTCTGCAATTAGTTTCATGTCTCTTATGCCGTCCCATTTCAGGATTGCTATTCCAGTATCAATTTGAAACAATCTAATCATTTAAACGCCTCATCAATTTTAGTCTCTTTCTTAATCCATTCAACATAATCCTTACGAATAATCAAAGGTTCACCATCATTTGCCGCCTTTTCCAAATCCTTAATAATATCCAATAAAACAAGTTTCAGTTTAGTATTCTCATATCTAATCTGAGTATTCTCATCTGCCAAATTAGAAATTAAAAATAAACTGGATTTAGCTGTACTAACATCATAAACTTGCCTTTCAATAATATCCACCAGATACCTAAATCTTGGGTGTTCCAACTTATCCATATTTATAATCCTCCATGTGTTTTCAAGAATGAAACAATACAAGCAATAATCATAATCAAACCAATGAAACCATAAAAATAATATCCATAATATGCACTGGTGAAATAACTATGATTATAATCAGGACAAGTAAAAACCTCATCAAAAGGTGTATTTCTGCAAGTTTTCTCATGACCTTTACCACAACCAGATTGTCTTATCACAGGCACATCAGGATAATAATCATACCAAAAATGCTTACACTTAAAACAATCAACACCTTCACTCATTCGCTCCACTCCTTAAAATCCTCATAAAACTTCTCATAATCCTTTTTATTCAAAATAAGAATAGGTGCCTGACACCTATCATCACAGATAACTGTCAAACCCCTGAACAAATAACTAATGTCATTAATCATAGAACCACTATTCCCGATAGATCATACAAATAATCATACCTTGAATCTCAATCAATTCATGAGTTAATTCACCTCTGCGTTTCTCAACATCAGTTAGTTCCTCAACTAATGCATCAGATTTAGCCACTAATTCACTAAATGATAATTCATTGTTCTTGATTTGCTCTTCCATTACTTTTTTAGCATTTTCCTTAAACTCTTTCACAT